TCCTTCGTCATCTGCTTTTCAATCACTTCAGGATTGAGTTTCAGCAGATTCATCCCTTCAAAGAAACTCTTGCTTTGCATGGTGGCAATGGACAATTCACGCACCATCGCGTTTGCTGCACTGGCTGCAACCTCTGGCGCAGCGCCCAGTGTCAGGAAGGTGGAACCCAGCGCCGCCGCTTTACGATAATCCAGACGGTCAGCCACACCGCCCAGACGTTGCATCACATCAATGATGTCTGCCCCTTTCGACATGGCGTTATCATCCAGATAGTTCAGCGCATCACCGAGCTGTTCAATATTGCGGGTGGGGATTTTGTAGAGCTGGGCGATTTTCCCCAGACTTTCTGACAGTTCATCCGCTGGCAGCTCAAAGGCTGTTGCCGCCTTTGCTGCCGTACTGGCGAAGGCCAGCAGGTCACGTTTCTGATCTTCCCAGCTGTCGTCAGGGTTTGCGACGTTCATGCGCGCACCACCTTCAACCAGTGCAGCGAAGTCCACCGCACCGTTTTCCATCGGCAACTGTTCGCTGGCAGCCTTGATGGCATCCTGCATTTCATAAAAACGTGCAGTGCGGTTGCCATTATCGTCACGCAGACCACTGACCTGCTTTGCCACACCTTTCATGGCATCTTCCATGCTGGTATAGCTTTTTACTGCCGCCATCACTGGCGCACCCATTGCCAGCCCTGCAGCCGTGGTGGTGGCTCCGGCACCTGCAATACGATCACGCACCTCCAGCGAACGGGCATAACTGGCACGCGCTGCATTCATCCTGCGCTGAGCTTCCCCCAGTCGCTTCAGCCGCGCCTCCTGTTTCGAAAGTTCCTGGTTATAACGTGATGTTTCACGGGCTAAACGGGCAGTTGCTCCCGCATCGTCTTTCGCAGAAATTCCCGCCCGGTACAGTTCAGCACGCACAAGCGCCGTCTGCCGCTGCAGCTTTTTCTGGCGTTCTTCCAGGCGCTGAACAGCCAGCCGTTGACGGCCCAGAGCAACAACCTGACGTTGCGAAGGCGGCCCCATCGCTCCCAGTTCCTGACTGAGCAAATTTGCACGCTGGCGGGCATAGTTCAGCCTGTCGCCTAATTTCTGATTTTCTGCCTGCAGCTTTCGGAAGCTGTCCAGACTGCTCCCGGCCTGATCAAGCTGCTTTATTGCATCGCGGGATTTTTTGACAGCAGCAGCCAGTTCTCTTGAACTGGCCTGCGCAGATCGAAATGGGCGGGTGAGCTTGTCAACCGCATTAAGAATGACCTGCAGACGCAGGTTGTTATCACTCATCGTTGGCCCCGCTTCTCTGAATCGCTTTATACCGCCATTCCAGCACTTCGGTCAGCGGCATAACGTCAGTAACGGATGGCGGCCAGTGAAAAATGGTGGCGATATCTGCCACCAGATCGTCAACCGTCAGGCTGTCGGTAAACCGGCAAGCACCGACTTCTTCAATAAAAAAGTGACAACCTCAACCGACATGGCAGTGAGATCTGCCGGGTCCATCTCTGCAATTTCCTGTGCAGTCAGTGCCGGACTGGAGATGCGGGAGATCACGGTCATCATCGCGTTTACATCCATATCCATAATGGCCTGCAGGCGTGTACCGCGCAGCGCACCGGACTGCGGTTTACGCAGCACAATTTCGGTGATTTCTGTTTTACCGCGCTTGATGGGGGTATCCAGTTGAATGGTCTTTTCAGTCTGCTTATCGCTCATTTTGCTGTCCTGTCAATTGGGTTCTGGCGCGGTATCCCGCGCCGTTCAGATATATCAGAGGCCGAGGGCGTTGCGGTGCGCTTCCATCAGGTCCACACCGTCCACAATTTCCACCATGTTGATAAGGTCCACTTCATAGAGCACCTCACCATTGATGGTCAGCTTCGCGTAGCTGTTGGTACTGGTCACTTTGGTGGTGTTGCTTTCGCCCGTCTTCCACTCGCCGGAATCCACTTCTTTGTGACGTCCACGCACGACAAGCTCCACGGCCTGCACTTCCCCGGTATCGTCACGCTGAATAGAGCCGGTAAAGCGCAGCTGGATGCCATCCACCGTGGCTTTACCCATCTGTTTAAACAGCAGCAATTCAGTACCACCAATGGAAAATTCTGTGTCCAGCGCACTGTCATCAAGCCCCAGATCCACATCCACCGCACCCGGCATTCCGCCGCCGCGATACTTCTCATATTTGCGGGTAAATTTCGGCAGCGTCAGCGACTCAACGATCCCCTGCCAGTTGTTCCCGTCGTTAAACAGGTTCAGGTGTTTTAATTTGCGTGGTAAAGCCATGTTGTCCCCTTACGCGCTGACCTGGCTGGCGAAATTCACCAGGTACTGATCGGTGATGCGCTGACGCAGCATCAGGTTTTCAAGTGGCGGCACTGGCGTGTAGTCGTAGTCGATGGTGAGTTTTCCGGCTTTCAGCGTGTCTTTGTCGTTCACCGACTCATCCAGCCAGCAATCACCACCAATGAGATAGCCCTGACTGACCAGGCTGCGCATTTTGGCGCGGATACCTTCGATAATGTCGCGGGCCAGCGACGGGTTAAGCGGTTTATCCACCGCCCACATGTGTGCTTCTGCCATCGTGTCCATCAGCACCTGCGCCGTGCGGGTGTAGTTTTCGAAGGCAAAGAGCGGGTCATCACTCAGGCAGCGGGAACCCCAGAAGCGGAAACCGTCTTTACGCACAAGCGTGGTGACGTCGTTCTGGTTCAGCAGACCTGCATCGGTTGCCGGGTCCTGCAGATCCCAGAACACATCTGCAGAAATTCCGGTGACACCGTTCACGCCCACGTTGGACAGGCTTTTGTGCCATCCGGTCTGCTCGTCAATTTTGGCGCGCAGACCAAGCGCACGGGCGGTGGCATATGCCGTTGCTTCGGCATTCAGCACCGTGTCCCAGCCAGTAAAGTCAGGCCAGATCAGCATCCCTTCGCGCTGGCTGAAGTTTTCACGGTAAGTGATCGCCTCCTGTATCGTCTTGCAGCCATACGCTGACAGGTAAGCAAACCCACGCAGGCTTTGCGCCACGCTCAGCAACTCAGTAGCTACCGCCTTGGTGTCGTGACCAGGTACACCCAGAATGCGCGGTTTAACGCCGAGCTGTGACTGGGCAGATAACAGGGCTTTCATACCTGTTTTTTTACCTTCAGCAGTCACTGCGCCGATGATATTGGTCGTGGTTTCGTCTTCCGTTTCACCCTGCGGCACACGCACAACAACGGTCACGGGTTTTGCCTGGTCAGCGATGGCATCCAGCGAACGGGCCAGCGTGCCGGACTCACCCGCTTTACCGCTGGCAGTCAGCACATCAGTGATCAGTACGGGTTTATTAAGAGGAAACATTTTTGCATCGGCATCATCGCCCGTGCAGACCATGCCCACGATGGCGGTGCTCACCGTGGTAATGGATCGGGTGCCTTCGTTGACTTCAACAACGCGCACCCCGTGGTGGTAATCCTGAGCCATAAGGCAGTCTCTCCGGTTGTAGAGGGGGTCTGCCTATGTTCTGGTTGATACACGCAGGGTGCACGCGATGGGTTTTGTATGGAAAATGGCACAACGACGGGGCGAAAAAATCCCCGCAGGCGCGGGGCAGGAATTTAAATTTCTGGTAGTTTGGGCCAGTTAATATCAGGGGCTGTGCTGATATCTATTGCTGCTACCACGTCGATATAGTCAAGAACGGAATCGAGCTTTACTGTTTCTTCCGCAGTTAATTTTCTTCCCGCCTGCAATTTTAGTTGAATCAGAACAATGGAAGACATGGCATCATCAATCAGTGACTGGCGTTGCAGTTCAGCCCCTTCCACTGCTGCGTTATGTTGCGCTTTGGTATCCGTCACCCATTTCTCACCATCCCACTTATCGTATGGTGTTAACGGAGCAATAGTGGTTGTCTTTTCAGGGTAATCTCCCGGCACTGTGATTTCTTTTGAGTCCCCCGTTTCGGTGTTATAGACGATTTCACCGCGATGGTCTGGCACATATTCCCATGATCTCAAATCCAGAGTTCGACAGGACACATAACCTGACTTATATGAACCAGGAGCATCTAAACACGAATGTGCGGGAATACCGACGCCAACAGCAAGATATTCAGTTGATTCAGAAATATATTCCCGTGTTTCACCATCATAGTTATAGACGGTAATATTCCCCGCCTTCGTGGCAATAAGTTCGCTATTTAATACGGCTTTATCCATTACGCAGCTCTCACGATATAGTTAAATGCAATATTTCGTGGACGGGTTTCGCTCCCACCTGTGTTACCAATACTCCCTCGTGTATGTAGCGTTGGTGATGGAATCAGAGTCCCTCCGGCATCGGCAGCATCAAGCCCCCGGCCTTGCGTATATGCTTTTCTGAAGATTGCCGCCAGTTCCCATTCCTCTTTTGAATCATACCCATCGTTGGCTACAACCATATGGCGGTGTTTTTCCAGCATTCCAGCCTGAAGGCTCAATAAAGCACGCCCAGCATCAATACCACGCCCATCATCCCAGCCACGAATAAACTCACCACGTAAATCAGGCAATTTATTTGTCGGATAAACCTTTGCCAGTTTGGGATATTCTTCAGCCGAAAAAGCCGCTCCGTTGCATTTCAGCCAGCCTGTCGGTGGAGTGGCAGAAGGCCACGGAACAGGGACACCAACAGGTAATGCAGAGCCATCCCCTAAACCAAGATAATCAAGAACGCCCTGTGCGCTGGGCCTGCTAAGAATGGTACGCCCAACACTTGTCAGTGCAGTTAAGGCAGCTCGATCTTCCCCTGTAAAATAAGGGAGTTTATCTTTTGATGTAGAAAGCCCTGCCAACGCCGTTAAAGTAGCATCCTTTGGCTGCTTCCCCGCAAGGGAGTTAGTTATTGTCGTGGCAAAGTTCGGATCATTCCCCAGCGCCGCTGCCAGTTCGTTCAGCGTATCCAGTGCCGCAGGTGCAGAACCCACCATTGCTGCAATTGCCGATTTCACAAAAGCGGTAGTGGCAATCTGTGTATTGTTGACCGACTGCGCCGCCGTGGGAGCTGTTGGCGTTCCGGTGAGTGCCGGACTCGACAGCGGCGCTTTTTGTGCCAGTGCATTGTTAATGGTGGTACTGAATTTCGGATCATTGTTAATGGCTGCGGCTATTTCTTTCAGCGTGTCCAGGGTGGCTGGCGCACCATTAATAAGAGCCGTCAGAGCCGCCTGAACAAACGCGGTGGTCGCAATCTGCGTGGTGTTATTCCCTGCTGCTGGCGTTGGCGCTTTGGGTGTCCCGGTAAACGTCGGACTTTCTTTGGGTGCATACTGTGAATGCGGGTCCGGTGCGGCAAGATGTTTTGCCATCAGGTCATCCACGTACACCTTCAGCTCCAGTACCTTATCATCCACATACTTGCGGGTTGCCAGCACGACGGCAGGGTCGATTTTCAGGGTGATATTGTCCGTGCTGCTGGTTATCAGCACCATGCGCACGGTCTGGGTACGTCCGCTGCCTTCAGCCAGTTGCGGCTTATAGCTTTCCGGGCAGTTTCCCACGGCAATCAATGCCCCGGACTCATCAAACAGGCCCACTTCACGTATCCACCAACCGCCCTCGTTTTCAGGGATCACCTGTTCAGCAATAATCTGGCTGCTGTTCTGCGGGTCGATATAGAGCATATTCAGCGCAGCCCGGCGTTTCTCATTTACCAATGCTGTCTGCTTGGCGTCCGGCGTTGGCAATGTTCCGCCGCCATCGCCGACCGCCATATGGGTAATTTTTAAAGGCACACCGAGCGCGGCGGCGCTGGCAAGTTTCGCCGCGCCAATATCCGTCAGCAGGGTATAAAATTTTGTGCTCATGGATTCACTCTCATTGTGTCAATAACATGGACCGCCCCGCCTTCATGCGCGGTGCCGCCGGAAATAATTGTTTCGTTGATATACGGATAGATCGTGATTTCTTCGCCAAGATAGCTGGCGGCTCCCACCCAATGCGGGCCGCTGGTCTGCAGGTTGATGGACATGCCGATCATGTGACGGCTACATGGTTTGGCATCGCTTATCAGTCGCTCAAGTTCCAGATAGGTATCTTCAGTGATGCCCTGGTCCTGCACGCCGATATCCAGACGAAACGTGCCCGGTGTCTCTCCGGTCTGCCACCACTCAATAATGCGGATCAGAAAGCCGAACGGCTCCACCACCCGCCGCACGGCACTGGTGGTCCCTTTATGCTGATGAATATAAAAAGCATCCTTCACCACCTGGCGCTTGACGCTTTCTGTCCAGCCCTCATCCCAGCGATCCACAGAGAACGCCCAGGCGAGATAAGGTAGGAAACTGACCGGACAGGTTGCCGGATTCCACAAGTCACGCAGCGGCACCTGCAGATCAGAAATCCCGCTACAGGTCTGCGCCAGTCGGCGCTCCAGTGAAGTTGAACCCGGTGGCAGCAGACTATTCATCCGTTCCTCCGTTGGTTACGCTCCACTGCGTACATGATGCGGCCTGTGTTTTGTTCAGGACCACATCAGCCAGCGGTGAAGCCAGCTCCACACGTTGAACCCCCTCAACATGCAGCGCGGCAAAAATGGCACTACGGCGAATATCCCGACCAAGCCGCGTCTGACTGGCGATGTACTTCTGCAGGCTGGCTTTTGCCGCTGCCATTACCGGCTCTGCTTCGGGCCCCGGATAGAGAAAAATGGTGGCTTCCACGCGGTACGGGATGATTTCTGCGCTGCGAACCGTAAGACGGTCAGCCACCGGGCGGACGTTCTCACTGTTCAGGGCTTTCTCCACCACATCCAGCAGGTCTTTTTCTGCTGTTCCGTCGCCTTCGCGGCTAAGGACAGTCAGCACCACCTCTGCAGGTGCCGGGCTGGTTGCACTGGCATCCGCCACCCGACCGTCGGCGCTTCGGGCATGAAATTCATAAGCTGCAGTTGGCCCCGCAACTGAAAGCCCTTCAAAGGCTGCAGGCACACGCAGGCGTAACGCTTCATCACTTTCCATCACTGCCGCAACGGGCGGCACAGCGTCATTATCAGCAGGCGTCACCGTCAGGCGTTTCACGTTGTAATTGGCAGCGAGCTGGTCCAGATCGCTCCCTATGGCATAAGCCGCCATCACCGCCTGCGCGGCTTCGTTAATGCGCTGGCGCAGAAGCAACTCACGATAAGCGTTCTCCTGCAACAATTTGGTGACGGGTTCAGATTCCAGTTCCAGCGTGCGGATCACTGCTTCCTGCTCATCTTTCGGATGAAGCGCCACAAATTCTGCCTTGCGTTCGGCAAGCAGCGTCTCAAAGTCCGGCACATCCACAATCTGCGGTGCAGGCAACTGCGAAAGGTCAATCACTGCCATTCTCTGCTCCTGTTGATACGGAAAGGGACACAGGTACACCGTTATTCCGCCGCCCGGTCAGCTCCACCATCATTGAACCGTCAAAATTGCTGTTGATGGTGATGGAATCCAGCATCAGCCGTGGCTCCCAGCGACTCAGCGCCACATACACTGCCGACATGACCTGCAGGCGTAATGCCGGATTTTGTGGCTGATCTATCAGTGCCGACAGCAGGGAACCATATTCCCGGCGAGCAATGCGGCTACCCTGCGGTGTCAGCAGAATGTCCCGCACCGACTGGCGCAGATGGTCAATATCAGTAATGGCTTTACCGCTGGTATTGTTCATCCCGCTATAAAGCGTCATACCGGGCCTCCGGTTGTATCGCCGCCTTTCAGGACGCCAGTATGCTGATGCGCATCAACCACGATCCCGTTAGAACTCATCGCACCGCCGCCCTGGGTAACGCCGCCATTGATCACTACTTCACTATTAATACGCGTGCGGTCAGCCTCCAGCACAAACTCACTGGTTTTCAGGGTGATATTGTCGGCAGCCTCAATAACCATGGATTTGATGCCCCTGACATACCAGCGCCCGGTGGCGGGTTCGTATTCAAACCAGCCACCGTCAGGATGTTCTGTCACGCAGGCGTCCGCCGACGTCGACGGTGGTGCGAACTGATTCGAATAGACAGCGGGCAGCGCAAAGGCGGTCTCCAGATTGCCGCCCAGACTCAGCAGCACCACCTGCTCACCTTCCGATGGTCGCCACCATGTCCGGGCATTCCCGGCACGCAGGGTCAGCCAGCTGATCCAGTTGGTTTCTAAGTCGCCTGTTTTCACCCGACAAAGCCAGTTTTCCCGGTCCACTTCGGTGACTACCCCAGTGCGGATCAGGTTGGTGATAAGGCGCATGATTTCGGTTAGTTGTGTGTTCATGAAAATAGACTGCTATATCTCAAAATTGAGAAGTAGCTTTGATAGTTGTATCACGGCTGTCACAAACAACTGGCAAAAAACGACTACTATCTATAAATTATTGAGAGTTATCTCATTAACAAAAAAGAAGCTTGGTAAATGGAACACTTAAGACAACTGCAAAATAAAACTTCCCTGTTAGAAAAGTACGGGACTAGTAACGCACATCTTTTATGGTCATTAGGTCTTTACTTAGATGAATCCGATTTTGATAAGCTAGCATCTGATGGACTTACTGATGGTGGAAACGATAAGAAAATAGACTTCATTACCGTAATTAATTCAACGTTATTTATTGCTCAGGGTTACTACTGCAATCAGCAAGCACTTAAAATAGTTGCGCCTGCAAATAAAGCTTCTGACTTAAACACTGCTTTAGCGTGGATTATGGCAGGCTCAGGAGAGTCTCCAAATGCAAAATTAAGAGCAAAAATTTCTGAGGTTAGAAAATTAATTGATGATAACGAAATTGAAGCTGTTGAATTATTATATATCCATAATTGTGCCGAATCTGAGCAGGTTAAAACTGAGCTTGAAACTTGTCGTGACTATCTAGCAGGTAGATTTGCAGACAAAGAAATTGAGGTAACTTACAGAGAACTTGGTGTTAATAGTCTTGAAAAATTGTATATTGCGCTATCACAACAAATTGTTGTGACTGACAATATAAAGTTCAATGGCGAACTTATAAATTCTGTACAAGGTGATGGCTGGACTTCACATGTTGGCTTTGCAAACGGCACTTGGCTAAATTATTTATACAAAAATTATGGAGCAGAATTATTTTCTGCTAATTATAGGGGGTTCATGGGATTAAATAAGAGAAGAAAAATAAACTCATCAATTAAGAATACCGCAGAAACATCCCCAAAAGACTTCTTTGTCTTTAACAATGGTGTATCAATCCTAACAACAAAATTCAACAAAGAAAAAGGGTTGTTGGAAGGAGTTTCAATCATAAATGGAGCTCAAACCACTGGTTCTATTGGTTCAGTTCAAGATATACAAAAATTAGATGGCCTAAAAGTCCTTTGTAAGGTTATTGAATGTAATGATGCGGACAAAGTAAAAAAAATAGTCCAGTATAATAATACTCAGAATCATATTACAACCTGGGATCACTACTCTAACAGCACAGAACAAAAACAGGTGGCAGAAGAATTTTCCACTCTTGGTTATACATATTCACTGAAACGCGGCTTCGAAAATACTGGTTCTTTATTTGGCATTGAGTCTGTTGCTCAACCGCTGATAGCGTTACATGGGGATTATGTTAGCGCCAATAGAGGTAAAAACTACGTTTTCGATACAAAATCAGCCTATGACAATGCCTTTCATGATTCGAAAGCCCAGCATATTTTATGTGCTTACACTATTTCAAAAGCTATAGAAAAAGTAAAATCTCAAATCCGTGCAAAAGAGAATAAAATTAAAGTAGATGAGGATAACTTATTATTCCTCCAAAATTTAAAGTCTCGATTCTTTTTAATATCCGTCATCGGAGAAATACTTGAAGAATTAACAGATAAACCTTTGAACAAGAAGAAAATAAAATATAAATATGATACAGCATTATCTAAAAATAACTCTCTGGATGATTTAATCGACCTTTGGACACCAGTTATAACTGCGATATTACCACATGTTATCCGTGTTTCAGGTCAAGATTTAACCACCTACTTATCTGTAACAGACAACCCGTTATCTATCGTATCAAAGGAAGTTAAAAACATATTAACATCCTTAAAAGCGTTCCAACCGATTGAGCCATTAATTACTCTTTCAAATCACCTTGAATAAATAACGGGTGGCCTCCTAGGCCACCCGTTCATAACTTATTTTTAATCTAAAATTTTTACGGCTTATTGTTATTAATTAACCATTGATAAAAAACATTCTTAACGTTGTTCTCAATATCATTGTTAATACCCAACAAACGCCGCTCTGCATACCGTACGTCCGGTCCTTTGCGACTGACGCGATCACGCAGACCGTAATGGTGAACACGGGCAATGCGCTGTACCTTACCTTCAAACTGCACGCTGGCAGAGTCGGCGCTGGCGGCAGTTTTCAGGTATTTTGTGGTGCGCAGCTTTGCAAACATCTGACGTTTGATACGGCCTTTTTTACTGCGTGCTGTTACCCGTCGCGGTTCATAGCTGCTGCCGTCAGGGTTGCGCTGCATCCTGATATTCTGCTGCTGTGTCCGGCGAAGTTCCTGCGCCAGCTGGCGCATCATGCGGCTTCTCGAGGCTGGTTCCAGATTCGCCAGCAAGGCACTCAGCCAGTCGTCCACCTTCTGCAGTTCAGCCACATTTCACCGTCCACATTTCTTCAGGTGCATCAGGTTCCGCTATAGCTTCAACGCTCGACACACTGCCGTCAGTGCTGACCAGCACACGTTCCGTCAGTTGCAGGTTCAGGCTGATATCACAGACATCGTTGCGCAGAATATCCACCTCAAAGGTGAATAGCTTTTCCCGTAACGCCGGGTTATTGATGGCATCGGGCTGGTTATCCCTCAGCCACAGCAAAACCGGGGCCATCAGCAGATTCTGGTCGCCGCTGAAATCCTCAATCACCGCGTTCAGTGTGTAACGGTACTCCCACGACATGGAGCTGGCCCCCGTGGCAACCAGCGAACCGTTATCCACAAACAGATGCAGTTTGTCCGGGTTATTGCGGACATAAGGCACCGCTTTATTGAGGGCGTGGCGCAGGGATTGTGGTTTGTTCACTGTTTCGCTCCTGACACGCAATAATCATGTCCACTTTGTCTGCACAGACCGCCCAGGCGGCCTCCGTTTCATCCAGCAACGCGTTCAGATCACCGTTAGTGCGCGGCGTTGCCTGATCCAGCCGACACGGCGTCACTCGCGGACAACCACTGACGGTAAGCCATACCTCCGGTGAGTGCCGGACGTTTCCGCAGCCGGATAATGTCAGCAGGCAAAGGAGTATCAGCCCAGCGGCGTAAATCCTCGTTCTCACGTTTCAGTTCCTCGATCCGGTGTTGTCGTTGTCTCAGCAGCGTGCTGGTCTGTTCTGCTTCGGCATAGAGCCGCGCCTGCTCCCGGTTATTGGTTTCAGTCAGAATGGACAGGCTGATAAGCTGGCTATTGCTCTTTGCCAGTGCCTGGCTTTTGCTCTGCAGCTCGTCTGCCTGCGTGCTGATGGTCTGGCTGGCATCAGCCAGCCGCCACGTCTGCCAGCCCAGCGCCGCCAGTAATAACGTCAGCACAACCAGCAGCAACCGGTTCATGCTGCTACCTGTTGCGCCATCTGATTACGGGTGATCCAGAAGGCAATAACGGTCAGTAGATAAAAGACCAGGGTAATAGCCCACCCCGTCCAGGCGAGACTTACAACAATCAGCAATCGCATCACCCAACTGGTAAATACGTTTTCTTTTCGAGTAATTGTCTTCAGCAAAGATGCCCTTAACTCCTGCCAGAGCGGGCCATTCTTAATTAACGCAGCCAGTGCTACCGGAATTACCGCCCATGTCAGCAAACAGGCTACCCAAACGCCGGACGCTGCCAGTACCGGAAAAATCCCCTGCGGATACACCATTGCTGCGATTAACAGCGCCATCCATAACATCAGAAACAGTCCGCTGATTAATTTCTTTTTCATTTCAGTTTGCTCCCTGTAAACACCAGGCCATCTCCCGCGCACGGCGGTTATCCAGCCCCTGATTAAAAACACCTTTCACATAAACCCAGCGCGGCAACTGTCGGCATGCATCCGCCCAGCGCCGCTGATTGAGCAATTTCACCAGCGTGGAACTACAGGCATTGCCCGTCCCCACGTTGAAGGCAAACGACACCGTAGCGTCATACACCTTCTGCGGCGGCTGTTGCTTCACACACCTTTCCAACGCCCGCTCCACTCGTAGCACGTTGGAGATCAGCCCTTCAGCTGCCTGTCGTTCCGTAATAATTTTGCCGGGAATGACGCCCGACGTATTACCAATGCCGTCGGTCCAGACACCCGCGCTGCACTGATACGGCTGCAGACGACAGCCTTCATAATCAGCGATCAGTTTCAGTCCCTCCTCGGAGGTGTGAAGCTGCTGAAACCCCGGCAGCGTGGCAGCAATAGCCAGCACGGCCCCGACAAGGCAGCGTTTAACGATTGATGGATTCATAGTCCTCCCGCGAGATCTGCCCGTCGCGCAGAAGCTGGTAGGCTTTGTGTTTGTAGTACCAGTTGATAGCCAGCATCAGCACACCGATCATCAGGCCGCCCAGCGTTGAGGCATCCTTGATGGACAAATCGCCCAGCCAGGCCAGCACGACGGCGATGCAATACGTGATAAAGGCGCTGATTCGCTCAAGCGTCATAATTCAGTCCCATAGCTGGACGGTCTGCACGGTGGTGGTGGTCGGAATGTCCGGCAGCTCCACCTGCAGCCCGTGAGGTAAAAAGGGGCCGTATTCGGCAAGCCCCGGATTTGCCTTCAGTACCTGCTCCGTGACACCCTGCGTGCGCCCGTAATGACGCCAGCAAAGTGCGTCCACCGTGTCATACTGATGCGCACGCACTTTCATCAGATAAGCTCCACTGTGCAGTGCGGCGCATCCTGCACCCGGCTGATGGCCCAGCGGGCGTCACGCCATAAATCACCGCTTGCTTCCGCCAGTTCCTCGCCTCGCTTCGCACCGGATGCCGTGGCGTCATAGTCCTGGTAACGTTCGTTGAGCATGGCGCGTGCCCAGCAGTAAACCGCGTTGAAATAGTGCTGAATGCGCTCGCTTTTGCCGTCCAGTTGTTCCGCCGGGACTTCTGCCAGCGAGGCATACCCCAGCATCTGCTGGCGTCTGCGAAACTCATACAGCTCTGCGTTGACCTCCGAAATTGCCGACAGGGCAACCTGTTTTAAACGCGGCTGCGTCACCGTGCCGTCAGTGCGCATCACACTGCGAAACTCCGACAGGTCCACATCAGGCCAGAACGGCGTATTCCTGATGATTTCCGCCTGTTCCGGTGCCTGTTCTGGCGCAACAAACTTCATGCTGCTTTCTCCTGAAATAGAGGGCGGTGGACGGGGTTTTGATGTGGCAGTGCCTTTCGCCACCCCGTGCCGCCCGTGCGCGGGGGCACGTTCTGTCAGCGGCTGTCATTGCGCAGTCTGCGCTCTAGCTGCTGTTTGTCTTTTTTCACGCCACAGCGGGGATCGAGCTGTAACGCATGGTTGAGATGATTAAGGGCAGACGCCGGATTTCTTTCACTCAGGACAGCGCCAATCGCTTTATGCAGACGCGCCCGTGACTGGTCCGGCATATCCATACCGTCTGTCAGCTCCAGGGTCTTCAGCAACAGATCGGTATCAAAGCCGGTGGCGGCAAGCATTGCGCTCTGGGCTGCATCTGCCATTTCCTCTGCCAGCACGGTCTGCACGTTGCGGTTACCTAACGGCATCACCCAGCCATGACGCAGGGCGTGACGCCCGATCTCCAGCGCCCCGGCATAATCTCCGGCATCAATGCGCCACAGCATCACGTACATCAGCACGTCATCCTGTTGAGCGCCTCCGGCAGCCAGGACACCCTCCGCCCAGGCGGCGTACTTCGGCAGCAGCTCCACCTTGATTTCCGCTTTTTTGACCGTGGACTGAACGCCCTTGAGACGGCGGCGGTCTTCCGCCAGTTGCAGCAGCATCAGGTCATAGCCCGACGCGTGGCGAACGCTGCCGCCCTCGCGGGCGGCCTGTTCAGCCTGAACGCGCAGGCGATGCTGCCGTGCGGGACTCAGGCTCATGAATTACGCTCCGGTTTCTGCTGCTGCGGCGCTGAAGTCGCCAATCTGGATGTTTTCCACCAGTGCGGCGCAGCGGTAGTCCTCAACCACATAGGCTTCGTTAACGGATTCAAAGTTTTCAATCCGGTCACGTTTCGGGTTGTCGATAACTGAGCGGCGGCGGGGGTCTTCCTGCCAGTAGATGGACAGGTTATCCAGACGGGTGATCAGCAGTGCATTCGGCGGGAAGAACGGCGCACGCACGGCCTGCAGGCCACCCATGCGTTTCTGACTGATGATCATATCAGCAGCCAGTTTTTCACTGTTTTCCTGCTCTTTGTTGACCAGCGGGAAATACTTGTCAGACAGCAGTTCACGACCGCAAATCACCACCAGATCGTCATCGTCCTGGTAGACCACATCGATAAGCTCATTGACGGCATCCATCACCACGGCGTCCAGGTTGGCATATTCGCCACCTTTCCCGACTTTCACCGCACCCGGTGTGGTTTCACCGCCCGTGGTGGTGCTGCCCATGACGTGATCCGGTGCATCTTCACGGATTTTCTGCAGCCAGCCTTTGTTCACATCCTGCAGCAGCGGGTTTTCGCTACGGTTGGAGGTTTTCGCACGCTTCACGCCGTTAAAGCCGATCATGATGCGGTCCAGAGCCTGACGTTTCACGATGGCGTCACGGATGCGCACCTGGAAATCCTGAAACTTCGCCCACAGGTCCAGCTTCGCGTAGGTCAGCACCGTGTCAAAGTTGGTCTGCTCGCATTTATATTCCACATCGACCATCAGCGTCGGATCGACAGGTTCACGCTCTTTCGCGGTGGTGTCAGTGGTTCCGGCAATGGTGCTGCCAACTCCCAGCCCCAGCAGCTGACCGGACTGCTCAGTCACTGGCGTGACGTTAATCAGCGTCAGGAAAGCGGCGGACTGCTGGATCTGGTCTTCCAGCGTCTGCTGCACAGACGGCTCCACGGTGAACTTGCTGGACAGTTCTTCAACTGCCACACCGTTCAGACGCGCCAGCTGCTGCAGGTAAGCGTTAAAAGCAAAGCGGGTATTCTTCTTCATCGGGTTTTGTGCTCCATCAGCAATTGGTCAGAGTGTCAGCGGGGGCGTTACCGCCTGTTGCACGCTGGCGGTAGTCCTGGCGACTGTCTTCATGACTCAGCTTGTCCACCAGTTCGTTAAAGGCGGTTTGCTGTGCCTGCAGGGCAGTCTCCAGCTCAGACAGGCGTTCTTCCTGCTCAGACAGGGATTTTTCGGTGCGTGCGCTCAGGTTCTGCTGCTCAGTGGCGACCAGCTCCACGGCCTTATGCACATCAGAGAACCGGGCGTCATCGGACTGCTCTTTTTTGGTAAACAGCGCCGTGACGCGGGCAAACAGGGACGGTTTGTCGTCCTGGATTTCTTCCAGTTCGATCACCGTTTCCTCTGCAGCGGTAAAGAGATTGGCAGGATTCTGCTTGCGGTTTGCCAGCAGGTTATGGGCTGCACTGGCGCTGAATGTCAGCATTTCCGTACCCAGACTGGCAGGGTCATCAGTGGCAGCCAGGCCGACCAGATAGGCTTTGCCCGTATCAGCGAACTTCGGGCTGACTTCCATAGAGGTGAATAATTTCTGGCCTTTTTTCACCAGTTCCACCAGGGACTCCGTTGGCTCAACGTCGGCATACAGCGCCATCTTGCCTGCCAGCGGACCTTCCGTGATTTCTTCAGCAAACAGCGCCGTCACCTTGCCGTAGCGGTTAAAGGTGCTGTCCGGCAGATAAGACTTGATGTGCTCAAGGTTAATCAGCGCGGTATACACCGCCGGGTTGTAGCTGGCTGCCATCTGTTCCAGCCATTCACGCTGGATTTCGCGTCCGTCGGTGGTGGCACCTTCCACCCCGATGCGAAAACGCTTTGCTTTCACTGTCATGAGCCGTGCTCCGTTAGAAAAAACTTACTGGAGCCTTATGGTTGCGGTGATGGGGGCAGTGAAACAATGCGCGGTATTTGTACCGACAACCACACAAACCGCAGGCGGGGAAAGCCTTCATTCAAGGCTGTAGGTTTGTGCCATGAACACCACACTGACACCCGCAGATCTCGATCCCCGTCGGCAGGCCATGCTGCTGTACTTTCAGGGATACCGCGTAGCCCGCATTGCTGAAATGCTGGGCGAGAAAGTTGCAACCGTTCACAGCTGGAAAAAACGCGACAAGTGGGGTGACTATGGGCCGCTGGATCAGATGCAGCTCACCACCGCCGCACGCTACTGCCAGCTCATTATGAAGGAGCACAAAGAAGGGAAAGATTTCAAAGAGATTGACCTGCTGGCGCGCCAGTCGGAGCGCCATGCGCGGATCGGCAAGTTTAACAATGGCGGCAACGAAGCCGACTTAAACCCTAACGTCGCCAACCGCAACAAAGGCCCGCGCCGTCAGCCGGAAAAGAACGTTTTCACCGATGAACAGATTGAGAAGCTGGAAGAAATCTTCCATTCCTCCATGTTCAACTACCAGCGCCACTGGTGGGAAGCCGGAAAAACCAACCGCATCCGCAACCTGCTGAAGTCACGCCAGATCGGCGCGACCTTCTATTTTGCCCGTGAAGCCCTGATTGACGCCCTGCTAACCGGGCGTAACCAGATTTTCCTTTCCGCCAGCAAGGCTCAGGCCCACGTCTTTAAGCAGTACATCATCGACTTCGCCAAAGAAGTGGAGGTGGAGCTGAAAGGCGATCCGATGGTGCTTCCTAACGGGGCCACGCTGTACTTCCTCGGCACCAATGCCCGCACGGCCCAGAGTTACCACGGCAACCTGTATCTGGATGAATATTTCTGGATACCGAAATTCCAGGAGCTGCGCAAAGTGGCTTCCGGTATGGCTATTCACAAAAAATGGCGACAAACCTATTTTTCCACGCCATCCAGCCTGACACACAGTGCTTATCCGTTCTGGTCCGGTGCGCTGTTCAACCGAGGGCGCAACAAAGCCGATAAGGTGGACATCGACCTGTCCCACAGCAATCTGGCCCCCGGCCTGCTGTGCGCAGACGGGCAGTACCGCCAGATAGTCACTGTGGAAGATGCGGTGCGCGGCGGCTGTAACCTGTTCGACCTCGACCAGTTGCGCATGGAGTACAGCCCGGACGAATACCAGAACCTGCTGATGTGTGAGTTCGTGGACGATCTCGCGTCTGTGTTCCCACTCAGCGAGCTGCAGGCGTGCATGGTGGACAGTTGGGAAGTCTGGACCGACTTTCATGCACTGGCCCTGCGCCCGTTTGGCTGGCGCGAAGTGTGGATCGGATATGACCCGGCGAAAGGTACGCAGAACGGCGACAGCGCCGGATGCGTGGTGGTGGCGCCGCCAGCCGTGCCGGGCGGTAAGTTCCGCATTCTTGAGCGTCACCAGTGGCGCGGAATGGACTTCCGCGCCCAGGCTGACGCCATCAAAAAACTGACCGAACAGTACAACGTGACCTATATCGGTATCGACTCAACCGGCGTTGGTCACGGGGTTTACGAGAACGTGAAAGCGTTTTTTCCTGCCGTCCGGGAGTTTGTCTACAACCCCAACGTTAAAAACGCCCTGGTACTCAAGGCCTACGACATTATCAGCCACCGCCGTCTGGAGTTTGACGCCGGACACACCGACATAGCGCAGTCCTTTATGGCAATCCGCCGCGCCACCACCGCCAGTGGCAACCGCCCGACCTATGAAGCCAGCCGCAGCGAAGAAGCCAGCCACGCCGATCTGGCCTGGGCAACGATGCACGCACTGTTTAACGAACCGCTGCAGGGCGAATCCGCCAATACCAGCAATATTGTGGAGATTTTTTGATGGGAAAGAGTAAGAAGAACCGCGCTGCGGCGACGAAACAGATCCAGCTTAAAAGTCAAACTACAGCCGAAGCATTCAGCTTCGGCGATCCCGTTCCTGTTCTGGACCGCCGAGAACTGCTGGATTATGTGGAATGCGTACAGATGGACCGCTGGTATGAGCCGCCCGTCAGCTTTGACGGACTGGCGCGCACCTTCCGCGCTGCCGTTCATCATAGTTCCCCGATTGCAGTAAAGTGCAACATTCTGACCAGCACCTACATCCCTCACCCGCTGCTCAGCCAGCAGGCTTTTTCGCGTTTTGTGCAGGACTATCTGGTATTTGGTAACGCCTACCTGGAGAAACGCACGAACCGCTTCGGTGAAGTTATCGCCCTTGAACCTGCCTTGGCAAAATACACCCGACGCGGGTTAGACCTGGATACCTACTGGTTTGTGCAATACGGTATGACCACGCAGCCATATCAGTTCACGAAAGGCAGCATCTTTCATCTGATGGAACCGGACATCAACCAGGAGATCTACGGCCTGCCCGGTTATCTTTCTGCTATTCCATCCGCCCTGCTCAACGAGTCTGCCACGCTGTTCCGCCGCAAGTATTACATTAACGGCAGTCATGCAGGCTTCATCATGTATATGACCGACGCCGCGCAGAACCAGGAAGATGTGAACAACCTCCGCAACGCGATGAAAAGCGCCAAAGGCCCTGGCAACTTCCGCAACCTGTTTATGTACTCGCCTAACGGCAAAAAGGACGGGCTTCAGATCATCCCGTTGTCAGAAGTCGCAGCGAAAGATGAATTTCTGAACATCAAGAACGTGAGCCGGGACGACATGATGGCTGCACACCGCGTACCGCCTCAGATGATGGGAATTTTGCCGAATAATGTTGGGGGGTTTGGGGATGTGGAGAAGGCAAGTCGGGTATTTGTTCGTAATGAATTAATACCTTTGCAAAAACGTTTCGAAGAATTAAATTTATGGCTAAAAAATAATATTATTACATTCAAAGAATATCAACTATCCCTAGACTAATTAATAACCACCTCTATGAGGTGGTTAACAAGAATAAACCTAATTAATTACTCATCTACTCTGATTTTTTGTTTTTTATTATTTTGAGTTAAGACATTTATGGTAATAGATGTATACGGATGAAAGTCAGGCACTATACTTTTAACCTCTCCATTTTCAAGAAAATGATGTGCTATTGAAGGAAATAAATCAGGATCTACAGGATATTTAGCATTAGGATTATGATACATATTTAAACCTTCTGCCCATGTTTCTGTAATATCGCCTTCTTTCACTTCAAAACTAAATGCTGCTGGATATAATGCCTCTGGGTCATGATCATGGCAGTAACCACTCCTAAATAATCTAAGGTCACTTCTTCCAAAACCAGCCAGTTTTCCCATCCGATTAAACTTCGATATAGTACCACTATTAGAACTAAGGACGGCCGAAATATTTTCAGACTCATCCAAGAAGAAAAAGCCTGAAGGAATTTCCTTTTTCTCAAATTGATGCGATATAATTTTCTTAGTTGCTAAACTGTAACATCCATCTTCAGATTTAACATGCTCATAGCGAATACCATAAAGATACTGCCAAAGTGCACTATGGGACCAAATCATAGAGTTTGGTTCATGAAAATCAGCAATTGCGAAAATTAAAGGATTCCCCTTAACATGTTCTAGATCCCAGTATCGAGTTTTCTTTTTCAGTTTAGAATAGAGAGAACTTCCAAATTTAATCGGCATATAATTCTCTATTTTCTCTAGCAATTCTTCCTTACTTTTAGGTTCAGATAGCATTTCAGATGATTGATTAATATCATTCCCTGTTGGATTAACCGTTACAGCTTCAATGCAAATAGTATTACCATACTTACGTGCCACATAATCAGGGGCATTAAACTGCCTATCTAGCCAAAAGTGTTCCTCTCGTAAATATGCGAAAAGATATAACTCCCATAGCCGGGCATCAAAACCTGTTGTCTGAAACTGCTCTATAAAATTCCCGTCGACATCCTCAAAATGATTCATCATTTCCTTGATTATCCCTGTTGCAGGCGACCAGTTCGCATATTTACCAAATAATGAAAAATGATGATGAAGTTTATCTGGTGTAACTATAGGTGTGAATAAATCCATTGCTTTATAAGTTTCATCACCTTGTGGAAATACTTTTACGTTTAATTTAGTATGCTTCCGCATTAATTTCTTTAGTTTTGCTCGTGCAGAATTCATTTCTGAAACACTAGTAAATAGGTCAATACATCTATATCTCCCACTTAAGTCTCTTGCTAAAACAATACCGCTATAATCTTCATCGATTTGATCCAATAATAGTGCCCCTAGCAGGAACTCTCTCGGACTACAGTACCACTCAAACTCATAGCCTAAAAGTTCAGTATTTGGCATTCTGGTCCAATCAACAAAAGCATTAAACCTCTCTTTACTCATTTTTTTTATATCAAGAAAAGACATCTTTCTACCTCATCACGAAAAAATATTTTTTCCTAAAAAGACTTAAGTTAGCTTAATCTATTGATAAAAAAAAGCTAAGTAACGACCAAATACGCGCGCTCGTATCCCCGCCACGCCTGCCCGCTTTATGTAGTGGTTTTCATGCACCTGCATGATCTACGCAAAAGCCCGCCAGTTCTGGCGGGCCTTAGCAAAAACGATCCTCAAACGATCATGCGATCTCATGCGGCATAGACATGCACTACAGAGCTAACGCCTCGCAAGGGCTCGTTGTTCAACCTTGCTGACGCCAGAAGCAAGTTCAGA